CGTAACCATTCCCTATGCTGCATAGTATCTTTATGGAATGGATTAAACACTCGCCCATGTTTAAAATCGTTGTAACCTTTCTCGTGTTGAAATTTTAACGGTGCATCATATTTGCCAAGGCCACGTTGTTTGCGAGTTAAATGTTTCATATGTAATCTCCTTATATTAAGTTTACTAGTTCTGCTTCTTGGTATGGTATGTGAAAGAAGTGTTCATAACGTCCTGCGTTAGATAGCCATATATGCTTTACACATTCTGTGGTAAGTTGGTAGTCCTTTATTCTCCACGCTTTTTCACAGTCTCTACGTATAATATAAAAGTTACAGAATGTTCTGTCACCCTCAATCTGTTTGTATTTATTAATGAGTCTATACTTACGGAATGGTATACGTATCTCTGTCCATCTAGGATTCCAATCACCTGTCCATTGGTTCTTCATCTCTACTTCACTGTAGTACCTATCACCATTCTTTTCACTCTTTATATCAAAAGAATAATCTTCTTTCGTATCAAGAATAGTGTGTCCAATACTTTCTAGATAGTTTGTTATTGCTATCTTGCCCTTACTATCATTCTCCTTATAAGACTGAGGTTGAAACTTTCTATAATATGATCCTTTAATTGGTTCTAACATATGTTTCTCCTTTATGCTCCAATGTCCACAACTTCACAGACATCACCAGTACAAGCAAACGTTTGGCTCGAACTAGTTCCGTCCTCTTTTTCATAGTCAGATAACACAGACCAATCAATAGCCTTTGGCATCTGCTTTAGTAATGCCTGATATTCTTCCTTAGTGAAATGTTTGTACACAAATGCACCTACCTCTAGCCACTCATCATCACGTACAGTACAGGTCACGCTAGGTTTATGCTCACACCAATGCCGTTGATACATAAGCCATGTCTCTAGCTGCTCAACTGCTGTCATGTCATTACGAGTAACAGCTTTATGTGGTGCTTTCATTGGAAAGCTAAACACTGTAGTGGTGTCAGGATTAAATACACATGGCTCAGAGGGTATGCCCTGATCCTTCATCATGGTTGTAAGGGGGTCATTGTTATCTCCTCTAACGGTTCTAATGTAATAATCGTTATGACGTGCATGTATTCCACTGGCTGAGTCCACGAGTTGTGAGACAGTTCCCGATGGTTTGTTGCACGATATTGCTGTGCTATGATTAATGCCAAGTTTGTCAGCCCAATGACTATTAGTAGCGACAGCAACCTCACGTAAACGCTCAAGAGTTTTCTCCAATCCTTTATTTTTTGTGGTCATCAGTTGGTTATCCATTACCCCTGTGAGTGACACACCAAGCAAACGCTCTTCTTCTGTATTTCGCTGCCACATCTTTCGCAGATATGGGAACTTGGTGTATGTAGACTGTATAGTTCCAAGAATTGTAGCCAGTCGTACCTTACGTTCCAAATCTTCCATAGAGTCAGTTGCACGTACCACAACTTCTGTAAGATTACACACTTGACCTGATCGTAATATGATTTCGGAGCATGGATTAGTACCGAACTCGTGGTCAGGATCACGTCTGCCATATTTTGCAGCTTGTTTCTTAGATGCTTCACGATTAAATATCCCCCTCTCACCTGATTTACTTTCTACTAATGCCAACCACTCACGCATAAACGTTTCTGAATCTGGCTTTTCTGTATACGACACACTGTTATTAGCTAACGCTCTGTGTGCAGCCTCGTTCCACCACTGTCCTGACTTGGCATGACGCATACGATCATCACTCAGGTTGCTCAGAGAGATCATAGCACTACGTCTAACACCACCTACAACAACTATCTGTCCTATGAAACACATAATGTCGTGACACTCTAGTGAAGTAAGTTGTCTACCCTGTGCATTTTTAAATGTTGCTACCGTAAAGTTAAACAGATCAACCAAAGGTGCAGGTCCACTAGCTCTGCCACCGAATGTCTTTAACCTAGAACCTGCAGGTCTGACCCTGCTTACATCCCATTGTGGAATCTCACCTGCCCATAGAAGAGCCAACAGTTGACGATAAGACTTAGCCCACCCTTCCTTGCTGTCCTTTACCACAATGGTAGTATCACTATTGAACAGTTCAGGTACTTCGGGAAGCTTGCTAATGAACTGACGCTCTACGCTGAACCCAACGCCAGTACCACACAAGAGAATGAACATTGCTTCATCAAAGGCGTGGGGGTGATCTACGTGAAGATATGAACAGTTGTACATGCAGATATTATCACGGTCTGCTGCTGCCCCTGCTGTCATCATAGCTCTCATACTAGGCATTACATCTAAACTAAATATCGCATCTCTTATATCATTATATATACTGTGTTCAATGTCATACCCTACAACATTACCCATATAACGATCTACTGTTTCGCTCCAACTCTCTCGTCTTTGTTCTTTCTCTAACCACCTAGCATAACGAGAGGTATGTATAAATGCTTGGTAGTCTGTT